TAAACGCACCGCCTCCAGCACCGCCCGCGCCTGCCGCACCACCACCAACAAGGCCCGCATTCATAGCGGCTCTGTATTCTTGATTGGTAACAACCCCGTCACTATTAATGTCAAAGCCCTGCATACGAGAAAAGTCTTGATTAGCTATGGCTTGCTCGCGGGTTAAATTAGGGTTTTGTTCCATCAACTGATTGATTCGGTCTGCTCTGCTCATTTCGGCAAACGATCCGGGAGCAGGTATGCCTACACCAAGGCTAGTACCCGTGCCTGTCGTAACAGTAAATGGCTTGAACTGAGACCGAGCAAAAGCCTCTTCCGCAATCTGGCCTGCGCCTACAAGGCCACGCTCGCCAACAGACCCCAGGCGATTATAAGCCCCCATAAGGCTTGCAAGGCCTCCAGCGCCAGAAGCTATAGGGGCAAAGTTATTTAATATACTGCCAAAAAGCCCGCCCAAAAAATTGTCAGATGGCGCAGACCTAGTTTGTGGCATTGCCGCAATTTCATTTATAAGGTCGTCAATCCCAGCAGAACTCATCGCTGGGTTTGTTGCCGCTGGGTTTTGCTGACTGGCCGTCGTGTTGTACACGTTAGGGGTTGTCATAGCGTTTTACCTATTAGTGCTAATACATTCATTTCCTGTAGGGATATGGCATTACCATTTACTTCTGTTTGCAAACCTACCGTAATCACACTGCCATTACCCGTACAATTTAAAGACTTACGGCTAATCAAGTCACCTAGCGTAAACTCAACTTCCGTATATTCTGATTCACCATAAAACCCCGGCGTCGATGTACCCACCCTGAACCGTGACGTATTGGCCTGAACCGAAAAGTCATACGTCCAGCTAAGAATGATGTCCGCATCATTACCGCCAATGATCGTGGGCCGTATCTTTTTAAGAATCTTGATCTTTGACGGGTCGCCAAAGGTTAAACCAGGACTGGTATAACGAAAAATAAACGACGAGTTGTTGTCGTCATAGCCGCTGTATGTCCCTATACCATCGACCGTGCCGATATATACGTCACCATTCCGATCCCTAGCAAAGCTCTTAAAGTTGACACTAGGCCACTTGGTTACGCGGAATGAGCCGTTTTCTAGCTTGCCCCTAAGATCAAAGCAGTAAATAAGGTTGCTATCGGGCAAGCCTAATAGATAGAAGTAGTTTTCAGGACTGTAGACGCTGGTAGCTGGGCTGGTTTTAGCCGCTAAGAATCCAATCAACTCCTGCTTAACATTCCGGCTTAGGTCAGACACTGGCAGTGACTTTTCTTGAATAACTCTGCCAAGGCTTCTTAAACCGTCATCACTCAAAAACAACAGGTCAGTACCAATGCTTTGCACTGTCTTACGGTCAATACAGCCAACGCCACTAATGGTGTCAGCGATTGACATAGACGCAGGGGTATCTGCGTTCTGGTAAATAATGATGCTGTGTTCGCCAAAGATAACCAGCAGGCCATTGTGTGCGGCCAATGCTGTTACCTTGTCAGCCCCATTAGGCCATGCCTTGGATACGTCGATAGAGCCACTAGAGCCGCCAGTAAAGTCATCGCCATCTAAAAGGTCAGACCAGTAGATAGTAGTGTCATTGCTTGACGTACCTACCACCCACAGCCGGCCAAACCCAGCAATCACCTCATGGCAATACTGATTAGACGTAACTGATGACCCCGGTACAGCAGTCATCTTGGTTACTGCACCCAAGGTGTCGCTATAAACCAGCGGCTCATAGCCACGCTGAAAGAAATACGCATGGTCATTGAAGTTGACTATCTTCCAGTCGTTAGCCGTAATGGTGTATGACGCAGGCGTAGCATCTACCAGCGTAGTTGTGCCGGTCATTATCTTGTTGTTACCAGTGCTAAATATGACTTCGTTGCCAGCACTGTCGTAAAACTCGTGGATGTTATGGATATAGTCTGTACCCAACACCGTCTTGGTAGTCGTAATGACGCTGTTGCCCTGACGGGAAGCCAATCGGCCCTGTCGATCAATAATCGCGTTATCTGCCGTTTCTGCGAATGACGTATCCTGAGCAATAGGAGAGTCTTCCGAGTTAACGCCCTTAAAGGCAGGGGCGACAAGATCAATACTGCGTAACGGCTGTGCCATAACCTATCCTACGGTGTGTAGAAGATTGTCTCTTCTGGGTGCTTTTGGGCATCCAACGCAATCGCATCAGACAGATGCTTGTCAGCAATCGCAAAGTATTCAGCAGTAGACGTACCGCCTGTCTCGCCTCTTTCACGCGATAACAACGCAACCGCCATGTGTATGACGGGAGTGCTGGGTATTGCCAAGGTATCCGAGTTGGCACTCAGGTCTACGTTTCTAATAACCATCTTCGTTTTCAACGAATAAACGCCATCAGGCTTGGGATAAACATCAATCTGAGTGTCACCACTGCCGTCTACGCCGTTGTAGGTAAAGTAACGGGGTGAGCCAGATACAGGGGTGTTAACAAAGAACTCGTTGTCAAACCATGCCTGAGTCTGATATTCCATTTCGGCATTAGAAGTATCGTTGATAATCCTAAATACCTTGCCCTCGTTACCACTACCCGTAAGCGAATACGTGTAGTCATCGGCTACGGTCGTAATCGTCAGCATGGTGCGTAACGCAGACCAATCCCATGCGGTTTCGATCAGGTTCTTCGCATCGTTTACATAGTCGCCAACCATTGCGCTATATGTACTTTCCGATACGTTACTTACCTCGTCTTCTCTAAGACGCCGCAATACGTTGTTGACCAAGTTTAAATATGTCATGCGATCTTCTCTTGATCTTGTAAGATTCTTTCAAACAAACCATTTAGCTGTTGACCAGATGGCTTTGTACCATAAGGCGTTGATAAAGCTTTCATTAACTGCGCTACAGCATCTTGCTGTTGCCCAATAATATCCGGCAACATTTCTGGCGCTTGTATACGAATATCTTTTCCCGGAGCAGGGGTAAACTCTCTAAACGCCGGGGCTTGCCCGCCTCCGGTAGCTCCTAGCAAAAGACCGCCACCAAGTCCGGGGCCAGTACCGGGGCCAGTACCGGGGCCGGGGCCAGGGCCGGGGCCGGGAGTGGGGCCGGGAGTAGGCGTTCCTCCCGGTGTTACGTCAGGAGTAACAGTTGTTCCGGGAGTGCCGGGGGTAGTAGGCGTTGTAGTGGTTGTTTTACAACTTGCACTAAAGCTCTGCTCTTGATACGTCCCGCCCTTCCCGTCATGTTTTATTGAAACAAGCGTCCCGCCATTTTCGCCTCTTGTTTGGCAGTAACCGCCAGCATAAGTGCCAGCCGCAGGGAATGTTGTTTCGCCGGAGGGGTCAACTCCGGGATCAACATTGGGGTCAACACCGGGGCCGCCATTTCCGTTTGTAGTACCAGCATCACCGCCGCTTGGTGTTCTGTCTACACCTTGCGCGCCAGTAAGCATTCCAGAGATTCCACCAAGAACCCCTGTCCCAGCTACTAAATCTTTTTTGGGCGTAACATCCGCCCCAGTAACACTCCCGTCAACACTGCTACTTACAACCGTAGCAACATCGCCGGTCGTAACATCAACTTCAGATACATCAGTAGACGCGGTTAGTGCCTCAACAGCATTACTAGCCGCTGACGCAGTTTCAGAATTAATAGATCCACCAGATAACGCCTGACTAACTAATGTCGCAATTTGAGCCGCAGAAAGCCCAGACGCCGCGGCTGTATTAACCGCCTCTACTGCTTCTTGAGATGATGTTGCGTTTGTTAGTTGTGTAGTTAAATTAACTGACGTTTGAGCAAGATTTGCTGTTTCTGTTTGTTGAGTTGTTGTTTGCTGTTGGGTTGTAACCTGAGTTGTAGTTTTAGTTGGGTCTACCCATGGAGGATCTACTTGTTTTTTGGTCGTATCTACATAATCAAGACTGGTAAATTGAGTAGCACTTAACTCATCAGCTTCAAATAAAGATGCAATAACCTTTGATTCATCAACCATTAACCCATAAATACCATCAGAAGTATCTACGTTTGATTCAAATACATAACCAACATTAGGAGAGTAATTTACGCCAAACCCTATACCAGCTTGGCTTTCATCGAGAGGGCGTGGTGTTTGCAAAAACGCTTCAAATTCTTCTGCACTACCAAACCTATTAACAAGCTCTTGAACCTCTCCGTCAGTCAAAATTAACTGACCATCCACACCCTTCCTTGTAAAGTAATCATCAAATAACTCTGGGCCTGACATTTCTTTGTATTCAGTTCTAGTCATCCCTGTATCAATATCACCAGAACCTACAACACCTGACTTTGTTGCTATATATTCACCGACAGAAGGATCTAACGTTTGATTGTCAGCACCTACCCACTGTTTTGTTTCTGCGTTATATGTGCCGTATAAAGTGCCATCAGGATTTCTAATTGTGTTAAACGCACCGGTTTCATCAGCAACTAATAATTTTCCCTTATCGTATACGGCTTCAAACACTTCAGTGCCATCAGATGCGTAGTATTTTCCATAATCTCCCGCTCTAACGTCAGTGCGGATATTTCCTTTACCATCAACATAATGCCTAAATGATGGGTCAAGATTTTCATAGCCCATAGAAGGCAACTCAACCTTTGTTGCTGTAACCTCAACAAAGCTTAGGTCATTGCCATCTAATATGCCGTCACTGTTAGAATCTAGCTCGTTAAACTGGCCTAGCGATTTGTCGTCTGTAACGCTAAATACCTCGTTGGTAACAGTGTTCAACACAACACTGCCGTCACCTACAGTTTGGTAATTAGGATTAAGGAATGGATCTTTAATGTCGGCGTCAATCGCGGCTTTTTGAAACTCTTCTTGCTCTTTGAGGTCTGCCATAAATTCGTCAACAGGTTGGCCGGTTGACGCGGCAAGTTGCCTAACAGCTTCAGAGCCACCTGAAATAACTGCCGCTATTGCGGCTTGCTCAAGATCAACCTCTCCAGTAGTGACAAGCTGGGTCAACATACTCATTCCGCCAGCACGAATTGCCGCTTCAGCCAAAGAATTGCCTTGGCTCAAAAAGTCTACTGCGGTATCAGTTGTGGATTGAACTTGAGACACAATGTCTCCTACCGCACTACTATTTTTGATTGCATCACCAAGCTGTGATCCGCCATACGATATT